ATGTATTACATAATTAAAAACGGCAATCAAGTATTGCACACAGGAACAGCGGAGCCGAATACAGTTGGCACCCGATATGATCTACTGTGGTTCGATACAGAAGCAGAGATGTTGCAATTCATAGATGACAATCATTTGACAATTACAGAGGCGGAAAATGAAAATCAGTAACACAACCCAACATCTGACGGGCGGGGTGATTGCCGCTTTCGCCTGCCTCATCCTGTTAATCAACCTTAGCGTGGCTGACCGTGTTCCCGTGGGCTGGCTGTTGATTATCGCTTGGGGCGGGATCACGGCTGGCTGGGAATACTACCAATATCTCAAGGGCGGCTCGAAACCTTACTACTGGGAATATCGTGGCAAAGACACCATCGTTGACCTGCTGGCTGGAAACGTCCCCGTCTGGCTCCTTTGCGTGATTGGGATGTACGGACAATCAGTTATTGGGGTGATGAGATGATCTCTCCCAGCTATGATTTTCTCGCCGGGGTCCTGGACGCACGAGGGCTCGTCTTCTTCACCGATCCGTACGATCTCAATCTTATAGGTATCCGCTCGAATACGCGGACTCCAGATCGGTTCGACGACACGTTCGTGGTGGTGTATAGGGACGCCGACGGGAACCGCCGGGCATCGTCTTTCCCAATAACCACCGATCCCGGGCTGTCCGGACTCATCAATCCATCTAATCCCAAGGGGACGGCGATTTTGGCTCCGGGGCAATGGAGGGGGATGTGGAACATCGGGATGCACAGGGGAAAGTACAAGGCGCTCGTCCAGGTGTCCCCCGTGACCGTCCTCCGGGACGCTAACCGGGACTCGAAGCTCGACTGGGACGGGAAGCCGGACACCGGACTTTTCGGGATCAATTTTCACTATGCCGATCCGAACAACATCAGGAAATACATCGGTCCCTACTCGCTAGGGTGTCAGGTGTGCCCGGTGAAAGCGGATCACGATTATGTCATGGCCCTGGTAGCCCTCCAGGGAAAATATCTAGGTTCCACGAAGGTGAGTTACACCCTGCTACTCGAATCGTGGTTGTGACACGTGCCCTCCTCCAGCGGAAAGGCCGGGATCACCTCCCGGCCTTATTCTTTTTGAGAGTATTCTCTTCACTCAAAGATTTCGGTCTGTTCAACGTCGTTGAGGTCGATCTCTTCTTTGGTTTTCACTATGAGTTCTCTGGTCCAGTGCTTTTGCTTCACTACCTCCAGGACGCGATCGCTGATCTCTCGTCCCTGCTCCTCGCTGATCTCGAAATCCAAGGTGACCTGGATCACGCATTCATCGAGAGTTTTGATTTTAACGATACTCTGGGTCATCACTCCTCCATGTCCCGTTCGCCCAGCATGCGATCCAGCTCGGATCGCTGGCGCTCCCACCGGGCGTATTGTTGTTCTCTTGTTAGGCGCTGGGTGGTTCTTTTCACCACCTCCCTCACGCCTTGGGTTATTCTCTGCTTTTTCTGGAAGGGCTCCAAAATATGGCGGGCGGCAAACCCCTCAATCCCGGTGGATGACGCCAGCATAGTCAGTGCTTCGTCCCCGTGATCGTCGTACAAAAGCACGTAGGAGATGGTACACATGAGCAGCCAGTATTCGTACGGCATGATCTCATGAATCCTGTCTGCGTGTTGCCGGAGGTTCAGATGGCGCACCTTTCCTATTTTCAAGCCGTTGGGGTAGCAGTTAGGACAGCGGACACTCATCCTGGGAACTAGCGGGAGTTCTCCCCCCGCAATCAGGGAGTCGATGGTCCCTAACCTCTCTATTGCCCGGTAGTCTGGAACGGTCACGAAGCCAGTCCCCCTGCACCACTGACAGTCTTCCAAGGGAAGCGGGGCCCCTTCGGTTTCAATGTCGTCTTCGTGTATCTTTCTCATGTTTCCTCCGTCAGGGTATCCTCTATCTCTGTCTCCAGTGCCATCAGGACGGTGTCGTTGATAGATAGGAACGGGTGGGTGGCCATGGCAATGCCCCATATGTGTTCCCTGGTCGAGGGGGAAATAGAAATGGTCGTTTTACGCCTCGGCTCTTCCGGGTCCCGGGGATATCTCTCCCGCAGGGTCTGGAGCATTACCTCCCTGTCTCCCGGCAGCAGAAACTTTCTGTGGAACAGGGTGAAGAGATCGTCAGCCCCCACCGATACGAGGTGGGATACACTCCTGAGTCGGATTGCAGCGGCCTGTTTTGCCCGGCGGAGCTGGGCGGCGGATATTCTGATCTGGATTCTCATCGGTCCTCCCATATTCCGAACATCTCCACGTGAACCTGCGGCTGGTGCGGAGATTGGTTGAAATATTGCACGAACGGACGTCCCTCCGGGTCATACATTACCATGATCCATGTGAATTCCGGGTACTGTTGGGCTGCGGACAGGTACTTCACCCGGTCCTCCCGGCGCAAATACCCCTTCATCTCGAGGAACAGGAGGGAGTGATCTGGCATCCGGATCAGGAAGTCGGGAGTATAGTTCGCCCCCTCCCCAATACGAAAGCGCACGGGCGTGTGTGTCCATGATCGAATCTGCCCTGTCTCTACCAGGCGGTCCAGCCAGCGGGCGTACCTGGTTTCATAGGTGGAGTCCATAGTCACCCCGTTGTACGATGGTTTTGGCTTTTTGGGGCGGGAGGGGGCCTTCCCCCCCCCTATCATCTGGCGGTACTCCGCCGCACTCACCCTAGAAGAGCTCTTTTTGCGCATTGTCTTCTCCTCCTCTGCGGGCAACAGTGATACGCAGCTGGGACTCCAGCGCGTAGAGATCGGCAGCCATCTCTGCATTTTTGACCGCCACCAGCCACTGGTCAGCCTCGCCGGGGGGCATTCCACTAGAGCGGATAATGTCTATCATCTCGCTCCGCTTGGCGTCCATGGGACTTCCCTTGGGAGGCTCCACCGGAGTTGGACGCGGGGCCCTGGTTTTCGGGGCCGGAGGCTCTTCCGGGAGGGGTATTTCCTCTGGAGCCGGCTGCGGCTTGGGGGGCGGGGTGGGTTTGAGGTTCCTCTTTTCCCGGTCTGGAGGGGGGCCAGGTGCAGGCGATGGTGCGGGGGCCGGCGGGACGTCAGCAGTCTGGACGATCTCCTCCGGGGCTTCTGTCGGATAGAGAACCGGAACCTGATCGATATTGACCGCCTCAGCCAGGGTGACAGGGCGCTTCACTCCCTCGTCCACGTCCATGGCCGCGGCCAGTTCGACCGACTTCGGCATGAGCTTCAGCACACGTTTGACCACGGTTTTCAGGGCCATGCCGTCGAACTCGGAGTCCCAGACGCCCTGCTTCCCAAATTTGTCCCTTTTCGCATACCGGTCGCGGTAGATTTCCATCTCCGCCCGGGAGAGGTAGATGAAATTCATGGCCCCGGTTTTAAGCCGCGCTACGGCGTAGTAGCCGATAGCCGGGCCTGGATCGCGGTCGGTGCAGGGTTCATGGGTAATGCTGCGGTCGGTCCCCTTGGTCACCCTAAGGTGGTCGTTCTGGTACACGATCTCCGCATATAGTTCGGAGGCCAGCGGGTGACGGTAGAAAAGGTCCATATACCCCTGGTATCCGATCTGGAATTGTGCTTCGTAGCAGTTCCTCTTGGCAGACCAGTATGGGATCAGGTATGCGAATCCCAGGGTGAACTCCAGCCGGAGTTGGGCGGCCTGCATCATGCCACCGATCAGGCTCATTCCATCGCATTTCCCCAGCATGGGGTTCTTTCTTACCTCGGTGATGGCTACCCGGGCAAAACGCTCAGCCATACGGGGGTCTCCCAGCGCTTGCTGGAAGGCCGGTTTCATCTGGGCGATCAGGGCGAACACATCCTGGCTGGGCTTAGCCATGGCGGTTCCGCTAGTGGTTGTGGGAATGGTGCTCATTTTCTCTCCTTGACGACGAGCTTGAAATACCCGCCGTCGGTTGTATATTCTTTTTTATTGAGGTTGTTCTCCGCGCACAGGCGATCCACGTCCACGCGCGACTGTTTTACGTAACTGTAGGCCACCTGGAAGCGTGGCCCGGTTTGTTCCCGGTTCTCTCCCACAAGGGAGATGAGGACGGACTTGAGGGCATCCACATCTTTAGTGAGGGTGTCCAGCGCTTTCTTCCTCTCCAGATACTCCTCCACGACATTCTCCACGTCCGGGTCCATGTCGTAGGATTCCTTCTCTCCCTCAACCACCTCCATGGCAGGGGGGGTGTCGGTCACACAGCACTGGTAGAAGGCCTCCTCCATTTCGAGCAGCTGGGAGATCATCTCCTCGTCGCGATCCAATTCATAGGCCACGTACTTCTGCCCGCCGATCAGGCAGGCCACGATGGCTGTTTTGGCCTGGGGACAGAGGGAGAAATAGTGCATCACCTGGCAGACATACTCCGCAGGAACCCCCTCGGACCACTTCCCGGCAGAGTACTGCCCGGTGGTCTTGATCTCAATGATCGTGTCCCCGTGCAGGTAGTCCAGGTATCCCACCCTGGACCCGCTTTCGTTCTGTACCCAGACCTGCTGGTTCCCGGGGCTGTAGGGGATGCCATAGCGCTCGAGAGTCTCCCAGAGCACGGGGGCTTCGAGCCGCTGCCCCCAGTAGACGCTCTCCTTGCCGGACAGATCGTCCTTGGGGCGGCGCTTTGTTTTGGTCTGCCAGAGCTCGTAGGGGGTCTTGAATCCGACCCCCATAATGACCCCGGCGTCTCCGCCGGAGATACGGAAGGGGTCACCCCCTGCGTGAGCGTGTTGTCGTTGTGCCATTAGTACCTCCCTGTACTTTGTGCCATATTTATGGCTTAGCTGTTCGTGTCAAGATAATTTTTCTACTCATGACCCATCAGCCAGTCAAGCCAGCATTTCCAGGCATCATCAACGTGGCTGTGCGTATTGCATTCAATATCACAAGTCTCTGGGTGATCCCAATCAAACATATCGCTGGGACAGCTCTGTGTCCTTTCATACAAACACTTAGCCGCCTTCTCCAGCGCCTCTTTTAGCTTGGCGTTCTCGGCTTGAAGCTCCGCAATCCTTGACCCGCATTGCAGAGCGTCATAGTCTGCATTTCTAAAAATAGCGTTCTCGGCTTCCAGTTCAGCGATGCGGGCCTGTAACGTCTTGACGTTTAGCTCTGATGCCAAGGCACAAGCCCCGCAGATTGGATTGTCACCAAGCTCATTCGTGATTGGGTCACCACAGCGATGGCATTGTATTGGTTTTCTCTCCAGCTCAGCAATGCGGGACTGTAGTTGCTCAATCCATGCTTCCGTATTGGGGTCTATGTATGTGCTCACTTCCCCTCCCCCTGCCTTTCCAGCAGGAGATCGAGGTTATCTCCTGTGTGATAGAGTTTGCTGATCAGATTGCGGGCGCTCCCGTCGGCTTCCGGGACGTTCACATTAATCCCGCCCCAGTCCGCAACGAATTCCAGTGTCATGATTATCATGTCGAGCTCTTTCACGGTGACCGCGATGTTTACCGGGCGGCAGTCCGGGCAGTAGAGGGCCCCCTCCACCTCGGTTAGCGAGTCCTGGGACGGGCATTGGGAGCATCGGTAGTCCATGAGTGTTTCACAGCCGCAGAACTTGCACACGGGCTCCCCGTATTCCGCCGGTTGGGCGTAATCGGTAGGATACCGAATTTCCGGGCTGGTCTCAGCCATCTCTCCCGTGGTTTCGTCGTGGCAGCTTGGGCAGTAGAGGCGGTCAGTACATTCTACCATGTTTTTCACTGTGTCCCCCCGGCCCTAGCCAGTACCACCATCTCGAATTTGTCCCAGTCCTCGTGGAAATCCAGCATGATCTTCTGCCACTGCCGGGTTTGATCGTGGGTGGGGTTCATCCTGGTGTAGTAGATGTACGCGTCAGCCAGGGCGTTCAGGTCGGGGTTGATCCGCTCGTAGTCCCCGTCCGGGAGGGTGAACTCGTCGGTTTCGACGTAGAACGTTTTAGGGGTGAAGGGCGGCTGGAAATACAGTCGGGAGAGGTGATTCGCCCAGCAGGTTCCGTTCGCGCGGTTTTTCCAGATCAGGGCGTCTATGAAGTAGGGCATGGAATTTTCCGGGTGCTTTTCCCGAAAAACCCCGGGGTTGCGCTTGTTTTGGTAGTAGCGCGCGTCCACTGCGAAAAACTCGTCCGGCTCTCCAGTGAGCGGCGAAAGGTTCTCCCCCTTCACAAGGCGGGCGAAGAGCGATGCGGTCAGGGGGGCGGAGTGGCCGGAGTGGCCCTGTTTTAGGAACACCTTCAGTAGTTCCAGAACTGCCTTACCAATCTCTCCGCCGTACATGCCGTCCTCTTTTAGGGCGCCGATGAGGGTAAGTTCCTCTGTGGCCCGGATCATTGTTGGGCTTTTCTTCGCGTCGAAACGCGGGCGTTTTTGTGGCCTTGTTTCAGACGGGGGCGCCGCTTGAGTTAAAAATCCTTGCATGGTAATCTCCTTTAGTTTAGGTTTAGTTTTGTCTTTACGCCGCGGATTTTTGCCCGGAAGTCCGCGAGGATTTCATCTCCCTCTCCAGTCATACTGTCTTTGAGGTTGGTGTCGAGCAAGTTGAGGGCCCAGGCGAGCAGATATCTATCGGTCCACGTGAGTTCGCTGCCGGGCTTTTCAGGATCATTGAGGTGGCGTACCACGGCCAGACACTCGATTTGGGACTGGCAGTGTGGGCAGGGGACCGAGATTGTGTGTTCCGGAGGTTTGATCCCGTCATGAGTAGAGTAGAGATCGTAGGCGTCGTGGGTGATTAGCTTTCCACATTTCAGACACTTAATCCCGGCTCTCATTTCGGACTCCTTTTGCCGTCGACATAGTCGTTGAGGATTACCTTTATCCGTCCGGTGGTGGCGGTTTTGTCACCACGGAACAAATACTTGGCTACCTTGCCGTTGTTACCGGTCATCCCATTCCTGAGCCGCCTCAGGACGTAGGTGGAGTATGTTTCCATATTGGCCGGACGGGAGATAGGACCGTTACGCCGGCAGATGACCCACCGTACCATGAGTTTTTTGTAAGACACCCATAGGTATCTCTCGCTGTAGGTTCCATAGTCCGGGAGGGAGTCCTCCACCCGGATTCGCAGTTCGCGGCCGTATACCATAATAGTCTTGTCGTAGAGGTAACTCATTTTTCCTCCCCCTTTTTTATGCTTTCGTGCATGAGTTTGATTTCCTCGCGGAATGAGTGCAAGGCCCGGAGCATCCGCTCGCGGTATGAATAATAAGCAATGGACACGGCCACACAGCGGGCGGTGATGAGCAGGGCATAGATGACTAGCAGGACGGTCCAGATCATTGGTCCTCCTCCTCATGCCACATATCCCAGATGGCCGCTATCATCATCACGTTAGCCCCGGCGCAAACGCCGGAAACGTACCAGATGATGGAGGGGGAGAAATTGCGCCACAGCCCGTAGGCGATGACGTTGAGGACGATCATCACGATGATGGCCAGAATGGTGAACAGTGTTTTCATGTTATTCTCCTTTGATTCCGATGGCGGCCAGCATCGCGGCCACCTTGGTTGTTTGCTCTTCGCTCATGGTTTTCTGGTGGCCATACAGCCAGCCCATGAACGTTTTGTACTCTACGTTGTGGGTCCTGCACCAGGGCAACCACTTGATGTGGAGCCGGGCAGCCTCGTTGACTATTCGGTTACGATCCATACTTCACCTGCGTCTCGAGCTTTTCCAGGATGAAGTTGGCATCCTCGCTGATCCCGTAGATCGCTCCCTTTAGTTTCATTCCGGACACTCGCTCGGAGAACGTCTGGAACCACTGCTCCGCGTTCTCGGGGGAGACCTTGAGCTTTGTACGGATCGCAGAGATTAGCTCCTGCTTGTCCGTTTTGGACACCAGAACATTGTTCCGGACTCTGATCATGGAGTCGTTGGGGTTGGGGAGCAGACCTGACTTGTTGACCTCCTCCGGAACCCATCCCTGCCGCATGGCATGGTAGTGGGACGTGTGGGTGGAGGCCTTTTTCCTGTTATTAATCCGCCACGATCCATAGCGGTCGATGAGCGCGCGGGTGTAGTCCGTGCCGAACCTTATGACCAGGGTGAGCAGGTCGGAGTCCGCGATCTTGATGTCGTAGCTTTCGTCCACTATGTACTGTTGGAGCTCGTGCACCCGGACATCGTTCACGGTTTTATGCTCCGGGGTAACATCCGGGAGGTCCGGGATCATCGTCTGGAGGGGCTCAGGAAGCGTCTCGTTGACGATCTTTTGGCGTTTGACCTTCCCTTTGCTCTTCTCCTTTGCTATCTTGACCTTGATCTTTTCAATCTGCTCCCGGGGGGCCAGCCACCCCGGCATCATCACGGTGGCCAGGCCGGGACAGGGGAACCCGTCATCCATATTGGCCACGATTTCGTCGAGATTGGCGGCGTCCACCTGGGTCCGGAGCCACGGGTCTCTCTCCGCGATCTCACGGATGTGAGCGGCCACCACTTTCACCGGCATCACCTTGGGGGTCGGGTAGTAGGAGGGGACTGCGGTGACGAGCTTATGCGGCAGCAGGAACACCGGGAGGCCATTCCAGAGCAGGGGAACGATGGCTCCAGTGTGGACCAGATCGATCAGGGCATCCTTGAACAGGCGGGGAGACATGAGGGTAGATATCCCCGTCATAACCACGCTATGGGTGGCGGAGAGGGAGTCGTAGCCCTGGACGCAGCCATAAGCATCCGACCTCCCCACCATCACAAAATACAGCCCCAGGGAGCGGATGTCCCGGAGTCCGGTGAGCGCCGGGGAGTAGAGCAGTCTCTCCGGGACGATCCCGAAGAAACTGCCCCCCACGGCTTTCCTGTTCGCGTAGCGTGGCACTACTCCCCCTTGGAGGCACTGAAGGTGCGCCCCTTCATTCTTCCCTCCTTTTGAATGCGGCGCACGTATAGGCCAGCGGGCAGGGAGCCCAATCATTGACTTTGCACGCATCACCCGCCTGCATCTTGTGGCCGCAAGATGCGCAGGTTGTGCCGGCCTGGATGGCCTCCCAGCGGGCGTGCAGGGCGGTGGTGAGATCGGCCACTGACACCTTCATGATGTCCGAGAGGTATTGGAGGCCGCCGTGAGTGACATCCCCATCAGCCCAATACATGAGGGAGTCTGCTACGCTCCCGTCATCACTGAACTTGATGTGAATTTCGCACCCACTTTTGAGGGGGCTGCTGGTCCTGGAAATACCCTTCCAATCCCCCACGGGCCTCCCACCGCCCGTGAAGGTGAATTCACGTACCTTCACCCACATCATTTTCCCCCCCAGATGTATACAAGTTCGTCCATGGTAATCTCCTATTCCCCGACGGCTTTTCCCGTCTGCGGGATTGAGTTTTTTCCGTACCCCCTATCGGAGGCAGGGAGAAAACCCCCAAACCAATAAGCCCGCCCCCGGGAGGTGATCCCAAGGGCGGGCAAAGCTTCTCTAGTTAATCCGGGGGTAGTAGGAAGCACTCATCCCGGTGCTACTCTGGTAGTTGACGAATCCCCTCTCCTCTAAAAGGGTGGACAACTCCCAGTCGGAGTCGCTGTTCCAGAGGGTCACGTATCCGTTCCTCAGCATCCAGAGGACATTGCGGGCCTGGGTGTACTTTCCGGAGCGAGCCAACTCCAGGTGGAGTCTCATGGCCAGCGCCCGGCCTATTGTGCGTTTGGTGTGGGTAGTGGTGGTATTAGCGGTGTTGGTGTTCATGGGTGATCTCCTCGGTCGCCACCGGCATCCCCGGCCAGGCAACCTAACAATCACTGTGTAGGTTCACGCTATGTACATGGACAATCTAATCACCCCCACATATTCTGTCAAGAACTTTTTCTCGAATATCCCATCTTTTTTACTCCCACATTCACAAATCACTGCAAAATAACGCAATAAGTAGGGCATCTTTTTTTTGAGATTCCACCCAATCTACCCGGGATCAATCACCCAAAACCACCCCAAAAATCACCCACATTTTCGCATATCCTCAACAAAATGCGCACGAAAAACACGACTTGTTTTTTTTTTCAGCAATCGAAAACGGACTTGTTCGCACGGATTGCAGACAACTCAACACAAAACACGCATATCTCATTTCATAACTCACACAAACACACCAACTTCCATTTTTTTTTAGTGTGAGAGTTTGGTGACAGTTTCAAGACAGTTCTGGACAAAGTTCTTCCTATAATAGAAACAATAGAGAGGGAGTGTGTTCGTCGCTTCGCTCCTCACACACATATAGCAGCGAAATTAGTTGACTTTTTGCAAATCACAATATCTGATGATGCAAACCACAACAAATAAACAACTTGCAATTTCGTTTAGTATGAGTGTTTGCAAAAACCTGACAAACCAAAATCACAACTACCATAATAACCAATAACTTACTAAATACCTTTCTAAAAAAAAAGCCAAAAAATCGTGAAAATAGTCACTTTTGAAGATTTTGTGTATGGATATAGCAGGGAATAGGTTTCACCGTTGCGCATCTGCCCCCAAAAAAAAGCCCCAAATTCCCTTCACTAATTTGTCTGCCTGGTCAACTACCGCCGCAGGTATTTGACCTGGAGGCAATAATGGTGAAACATGCAAAACCAGGCAGGTTGTCGTAACGCTTTAGGCCAGGGCTGTATATGTCTGATCTCTAGCTAGTTAACCACACTTAATGTCAGCGAGTGTGTGGATAATACCCATTATGTAAACCAAACTACTTAACTGCATACATATCAATGTCTTCGGCCTGTTTTGCTTGTTTGACCCACCCCTCCCGATCCGATGCTTCGGTGAGCGGTGCTTCGCGAAACACAGGGTATCATATTGCCAGACATGAGGATGCGACAGTGTCTTCTGTAACTATCTGTGGCGCAGGGGGTTAGCCTTCTTTCGACAGGACCCGTCCTTCGGGCAGGGGGGTCACCTCATACGTAACTCTCCCCCTGCGTACTTTTAGGGTCTGCAAAAATTACTTGACAAATCTATGATATTAGGTAACTTGTCTCTAGGTGTTACATGGTAATCACGCCCGGGCTGGTTCTGTGGTGGTTCCAGCCCTTTTTTCATGAAGGAGCCATAATGGAATTAGCGAGTTTGAAGCAGGAGGGGGGTCTCCGGGATTTGGCTGGTCAGCCTGAGTTCCGGGAGCTAGTGGTGATCCGGTATGTGGGTGTATTGTTGGGGGAGAATAAGGGTGATGAGTCCGCTGCGTTTCTTTTGGCTTCGCAGGGATTGGGGATGAGGGTTTCCGAGGTTCGTGAGTGTTGGGAGCGGCGTCACGTTGTTTTGAAGGCCCGGGAGGCTGATTTTCAGATCAGTGAGGACTACCTGCGTAGCAAGGTGCGGGCCGTGTATGTGAAGCTGGTTGACGAGTTATTTAGCCGGGATTTGGCGGAGGCCAGCATTAAGGTGATTTTGGATGCGATCAAGACGATTGTTCAGGTAGAGTCCGGGACGGTTGGGAGTCGTGGTTTGGCTCCCGGGAAGACTGCTGAGGCGGGCAATAATGGTGTTTTGGTATCTCATTCGAATGTTATGATAGTGCCGATGCCGGATAGTGCGCAGCGGGCAACGCGTGAGGCTTGTGGCCGGGTGATGAATGCTGATGCGGTACACGGGCGGGTGGCTGATGATCTGGAGCGTTTGGAGGCGGCTAAGGCGCGGGAGGAGATTAGTCCTACGGAGCTGGATGCGGTGGAAGAGGTGATAGAGATGGAGCGGCGGGTATTGCGGCAGATAAACGGAGATGACGATGCCTAGGGTCGGTCATGAGATTGCGAGCGACAGCGTTTTAGACGTGGTGGAAAACCATCAGATTGCGTTCAAGCCGTTTCCCAAGCAGGAGATATTCCTTTCCTCTGAGGTGGATGAGGTTTTGTTTGGAGGGGCGCGTGGAGGTGGCAAGACTGCTGCTCTGATCATTGATGCGGCGTTGAAGGTTCGGAAGTGGCATTACGAGGGGAGTGATCCTTTTAATTTGATCCCGGTGGTGGACAAGTACAGCATTGACTATCCGGAGTACCGAGCGATTATATTCAGGCGGGAGTTTACGGACATCTACCTCAACTTTCAACCGGAGGCGGAGAAGATATACTCCAAACTGGGAGCTGTGTGGCGGGAAAAGCGGCAGTGTTTTATCTTTCCGTCCGGCGCGAAAATCCACCTGGCGTACTGCGACAACCCGGACACGCTGAAGAAGTACATCGGGGGTAACTACCACTACCTTGGGATAGAAGAGGTGAACCAGTTCCCGATGGGCTGGATACGCGATCTTGGGGCGTCGATCCGTTCGACGAACCCGGAGCTGAAGCCGTACAAGCGCTATACAACGAACCCGGGTGGAGTTGGGCACGTCTGGCTCCGCAGGTTTTTTATCGATGTTTGTCCGCCTGTGCGCGGCCCCCTGGTGATGAATGAGACCTACCACCTGGAGTACCACGAGCTTTACCCCGGGGCTCCGTACACCGATGAGGAGGGTAATACCCGGCAATTCATCCCCTCCCTGGTTTTCGATAACCCCAAGCTGGTGGACAACGATCCAAACTATGTCCGCTACCTGAACGGGCTCGACAATACCAAACGCGAGATGTGGCTGTTGGGAAACTGGGACGTCATGGGCGGTGTGTTCTTTGAGGAATTCAGTAAGTTCCACCACGTGATCCAGGACCGGGACTTTGTCCTCAACACCGAAGTGGGACGCATCTACAGGCTGGTCGACTATGGTACGGCCAAGCCGTTCGTGTGCCTGTTCATGTATGTGGACCCGGACGGATACTGCACGATTTTCGACGAAATCTACGAGACCGGGCTTCCCCCCTCCGAGCAAGCCAAACGCATCCGCTCGGTAACATCCAGATGGGGACTGGAAGAAGAAGACGTCTACCAGACCATTGTAGACCCGGCCATGAAGATCAGGGCTCACGAATACATGACCACCATGCACTCCACCCTGGACATCTATGAGAGCCAGGGGATTGAGCACATCGCCCTCGGAAACAACGACCGCGTTCCCGGCTGGGCTGTGGTGAGGGAATTCCTCAAGGTCCCCGACGAGGGCCGCCCCTACCTGGTATTCTGCGAACGCTGTAAAAACTCCATTGAAACGATCCCCTCCCTGGTAAAATCAAGCAAAAACCCCGAAGACCTCAACACCGACGGAGACGACCACTGTGTCACCGGTGATACCCTTATTGCCACCGTAACGGGGGACGTGCCAATCAAAGACCTGATCGGCAAATCGGGATATTGCTACGGCTGGAACAATGCGGAAAAGCGCATGGGCGTGACCGAGTTTTATAACCCCCGCCTAACCAGAAAAAATGCGGAGATATATCAGCTCACCCTGGACAACGGCCAGACCCTGAGGGCTACCCCGGATCATTTGATTATGATGCGCAACGGCTCCTACCGGGAACTCAGAGACCTCAAGCCGGGTGACAGCCTCATGCCTTTGTACCGCCACATCCACCGGGTTGTGAGTGTAGAACCCTGTGGGCGTGAAGACACCTATTGTCTGACCACCCGCTTTGGGAACTTTGCCACCGACAGCATTGTGGTGCACAACTGCGCGGACGCACTGCGCTATGGACTTATGTTCATAGACAAGCCCTACCTGCGGGTGAAATACCACGAAATGAAAGAATGGCAAAAAAGGCTGAAGGCCTCCTCCAACGAGGACGGACGGCCGCGCGAGATCACCTCCCGCAACGTTTGGTGCGGATAATGAAAAAAAAAACTTGACACCCCTCCGCAGAAACAAAAGGATGTTGCCATGAAATTAGACGCCGCCATCGAGAACGTAAAGTCACTCTATTTAGAGTGTCTTACCGCCTGGGACCCCGCCCGGTCTCTGGCCGAGGACTGCTTTCGCTTTATGCTCAATGAGCAGTGGACGGACGAGGAAAAAGCGGGATTTATCCGCAACGGGATGGCCCCGGTCCAGTACAACATGATCCTGCCCAGGGTCAATAACCTCACCGGGACCGAACAACTCAACCGCCGCTCCATCGTGATCCGCCCCTTTTACTCCTCGCAACGCGAGCTGGCGTCTATCCTCACCGGCCTGTTCAAACAGGTATGGGAAACCAAAGGCGGAGAAAACGAGCTCTCCAGAGTGTTCACCGACGGACTCATAACCCCGCTGGTGGGATCACTCAAGATTTCGGTGGAACCAGACCCGGCTGGGTTCATGGAATATAACTTCCGTGCCCTTAACCCCTTCTCAGTGTTCTATGATCCGGATTCCTGCGATTACGAGCTCCGGGACTGCCAGTACATCCTGCAAGAGTCGTGGCTCCGCCTGGATGAAATCATCGACGCCTACGGCGAACACGGAGAGATGACCCTCAAGGGCTACGCCAAAAAGTGGTGGGAAACCCTCTCCGAAGAGATCGGGGACAAAGTCTCCGGCTGGTTCGGAGTCTCCGACCGCCAAAGCCAGTGGTGGGATAAGCAGCACAATTTGTACAAGATCATCGAAATGCAAACCCGCGTCACGGTCCCCAAACGCGTTTTCCTGGATCACAACTCCGGAGAGTACCTGCTCCTCCCGCCCGCCCAAAAAGGTGATCCCAGCCACGAAGAGATGGCAAAACTGGGCCTCGAATTTATTAACGACACCAAAACCAAAAAAGTACATATCACGACCGTCTGCCCCTACTTCAACGTCATGCTGGTGGATGAGGATAACTGGCTCGACACCGAGATGTACGACATTATCCCCTACACCAGCTTTGACCTGGGGGTGAAAAAGTGCAACAACTCCAGCCTGGTAAAGGCCCTGATCGACCCCCAAAAGAATATCAACAAGCGGGAGATACAAAAAACCGCCTACATCGACCGGGCCATGATCTCCCCCATGGTTTTTTCCATGGAAGATCGCGACACCCGGGAAGACTACGACAAGCGCGGCAACCTGCCGGGATACTCAATGATGGTCCGCAACCTCAAGTTCCCGCCCCATCGGATTCCCCCCTCCACTATGCCCCCGGACGTGTGGAACGACCTCGAAGATTCCAAGGACAAACTCAACGACATCTCCGCAATCAACGAAACCGCGCGCGGCCAAAGCGAACACTCCAACGAATCCGGACGCCTCTATAACATGAAAACCCAGCGGCTTGGGGCCACCATAAATCCCTACTTCAAGCCCCTGTCAAAGACTCGCGTAATGGTTGGGAAATACTTCGTTCAAACCTGCCCCCAGGTATACCCGGAACTCAACCGGGTGGTGTCCGTTCTGGACAACCAAAAAAAGACGTCCACCGTGGTTCTCAACCAACAGGTCGGCGAAGATATCAAAAACCGGCTGGCCGGATTCATGGGAGACGTGATCGTGGACGAGGGGGAACACTCCCCCACCAAGCTCCAGGAAAACGCCCAAACCAAGATGGCGCTAGCCTCTATCATGCCGCCTGAATTCGTGAACTGGCGCTGGATTCTTAAAGACTCTGAACTCCCAGACGTGGAGGAACAGATCGAATATATCGAAATGGTTACCAGAGCGGCGCAACAAAAAGCGGCTCTGGAGGAACAGATGGCGGTGGACCAATACGCCCAACAGAGCGTCCTGGCCAACCAGCCCCAACCCGCACCCCAACCGGGAGGAAGTAAATGAAAGACTATTCCCGCAAACCGCCCCGCAAAACCAGAAGGAAAACCCCCACCCTGACAAATATCCGCGTCCGCAACAGCTCACAAACGAGCCGCAAAGCCGGGAAGCGCGGAAAATAAAGGAGAACCCCATGCCCAGAAAGAAAAAAGACAGCGGCGTCGACGACGAACTCGACACAACCGACGGTCTCGACCTGGAAGACGACCCCAACGACGACTACCTCTTCGGCAACCCCGATCCGGACGATGATGACTCCGGCGATGAGGACGACGGCTCCCCTGACGCCGGCGAAGAGGACGACTCCGACAACGAAGAAGAAGAACTCGCCGATGAAGAAGAATCCGAGCCCGAAAGGGACAAGACCAAAGAGTGGTCCTATGAGGACCTGAAGAAAGCCTATCAAAACCTTGAGAAGGTGGTGGGACGCCAGGGACAGGAGCTGGGAGAGCTGCGGAAAAAACAGTCCCAAGTCAACTCCTCCCCCGACTCCGACACTAACCGCACCTGGACCGTTGCGGACATCCCCGAGATGCCCGACAATGTGCTGGAATCATTCATCATCAACTATAAAAACGCCCTGAGCGATCCCGACCTCCCCCTGGAAGACCCCGAAAAATATACCCGGATCAACCTGGAATTTCAGGAGCTGAACGTGGAAAAGGGAGTGCGCAAAGCCATGAACCGGCTAGGCGCGCGCGATAAGGCAAAAACCGAAAACGAAATAATCCAAGAGTTTGCAAACAAAGCAAATCTGGCAGGCGACGATCTCAAAAAGGTCACCAGTCTGGCAAAACGAATGTCCGAAACGGGAGACGTGACCAAGGAAGACCTGGAGGCCGCCACATTCCGGCTGTACCCTGACAATCTCCGCCAGTACAAGACTGGGGGAGGGAAGGGTCCGGAGGCAAAAGCCAATAAACCCAAGGTCCCTGCGCGTATCCCCGCGGGTAGCAGGAGTGGAACCCCGGCCCCGACCAGCCCCACGGTGAAAACCTTGCGGGAAATGGACGAGAGAGACCGAGATGCTTATCTCGACACACTCGACGAGAACGAAATCGATGTACTGCTGGAGGCTCTGAAAAAAAAGAAATAAATAGGAGTTTCCCATGCCAATGGAAGCAACATCCGACCATAAGCTGAACATCAGTCTCCTTAGCAAAAAGCTTGCTAAGGCCGCCTGGTGGTCAACTTTTTGGGCCAAAATCGCTGGGTTCCAAGAGATAACCAATGTAAACGGGATCAGACAGACCAACCCCGCGCCCAACTCCATTGTACAGGTCCTCAGGGACTTTGTACAGGAGGGACGCGACAACATGCTGCTCCCCTTTATCAATCCCTACTCTGAAGCCCCCGTATACGGCGACACCTGGCTGAAGGGCACAGGCGAGGAGATGACTCTCCGCTACCTGCGTGTCTACATCAACCAGGTCAGAAAAGCCGTCATGAAAAAAACCGGACGCATGAGCGCCCAACGCCTCAAAGGCTTCCAAATCATGGAACAGGCCATGCCGGAGCTGATCAAGTACTGGAGCAAGTGGTATAACGCCGCGATGTTCCAAACCCTGTACGAGGGACTCAGTCCCCAGCTCACCGCCGGAACCCTCGATGAGGGCAACGGAATCAAGGCCAGATTCCACCCGAACATGTACTACTACGCCAATCTGGACGTCATCACCCCCGTCGGAACCGCCGGGAAAACCACAACCCAGGCCGAGTGGGAAACGGCGGACGCCCTCGTCACCAACGACTCCAACGCCGAGCTCCTCAGCCAGCTCAATATGCTGGTCAAAACTGACCTGCTGATCGAGCCCGCCGTTACCAAAGGCGGGATGGAGTTCTGGTTCTACATGGTGCACCCCCGCAGCATGAAGAAGTTCAAACAGGACGACGACATCCAGGCCGCCAACAACTCTGCCTACATGCACGAGCTCAAGAACCACCCCGCCCTGGCTGGCCGTGACTATCTCTACTACGACGGATTCTGTGTGGTGGAGGAGCGCACTGGCTGCCGCACCATGCCACCGCACAACTCTGCCAGCGTTGACCTTTTGAAAATGCTGGCCGGAAAAAACGGCTGGACCATGCCCCCCGACACCGCAACCAACACCCTCTTCTCCGGGCTTATCCTGGGCAGAGACGCGATTGGGCTGGGCGTGGCTGAAAACCTGAACTTCACCGAGGAAACCGACGACCACGGCAACGTGGAGGAAATCGGGTCCCAGTGCATCCAGGGAGCCAACCGCGTGGAATTCTTCAGTGAAACCGACGAGGCCACCGTCTTCGCCACCGGCGGAGCCACCAAGGCCGCCCACACCACCGCCTACACGGCCACCAACCAGTCCAGTGCCATTATCTGGACGAAGGATTAAGGGAGGAAAAATGCCTCAGAGAATCCGCTCAAAAATCAAATTCAAGGGTGATCTTCAGCCTCAAAACCTGACTATCACAACCGCCTCCGCCTCCCTTGGGAACGCCACCCGCGCGAAGATGTATAACGGCAAAATCGTCATTGACGTGGCCGGGACCAGCTTCACAAGCGCTTCCCGCGGCGTCACCATTGGCGGGATTCCATTCCCCATCCGCATCATTGATGGCCGGTACTTTGCCAAAGTTCCCATTGCGACATACCTCCGGATATACAACGGTCAGTATGCAGGGGTTGGGTCAATCGGAGAATTCGTGAGACAATCGATCACCGGGCTAAGTATCATTTCAAATATCCTGTCAACCCGCCCGGGAACGCTTAGGTACGCAAAAGGTGGACAGGCCAGAGCCATCATCACCGGATCGCAAATCTGCTTCGCAGCCGCCCTGAGCAACGGAACCGGACTCATGGTCCTCGACTACGAGCCCTACGAATCATAACCAATAACGGGGGCGGCTAACCCCGCCCCTACTAATTATGCCAAGCAGCTCATACTCGGTCATTCCCGCCGTGCTCGACCTGGTAACCACGGTCAGGCCTAAAACCGTCCTGGATATCGGGATCGGGTTTGGTAAGTACGGGGCGCTCTTCCGGGAGTACCTCGACCTGTGGGATACATCCACCGGCTACGACGAGAAATCTGTAATCCTTACAGGGGTGGAGGTGTGTGAACGATACCGCTCCCCCCTGTGGGGCTGCTACGACGAGATTGTGATTGGCAATATCCTGGCCCTCCCGGAGGTAACCGCCCGGGAATACGACCTCATCTTCATGGGGGACGTGCTCGAACACCTCCACGAAAATGAGGCCGCGGAACTATTGGGAAAACTCAACTTCACCCACCTCCTGATCGTAACCCCCCTGGTTGTCTCTAATCAGGGGGCGGTCTATGACAACGAACACGAGCGCCACGTTTCCCAGTGGAGCAGGGAGAACCTCCCCGGAGCCCAGTATATGGTTATCGGGAACCAACAGCTTTTTTACTACTACAACGAGAGGAC